AAACCACAGTGAATTCACTAAGCGGAATGTCAACATATACCTATCAACTAAGCATATACCTAATGACTCCAGAACAGTTTACAGCTATGTCAAGAAGTGAAATAAAGTCAGTGGCCGGATTAAGTTTGTTAATGCAAAGTGGCGGACAAATAGCCAATGGTCAGTTAGACCTTAATGGAGCAACAAGAAATAAACACTTTGATCTAGACTACTTTATAGAAGACTTGGAAATGGAAAGTCTAATGCCTAGATCAGTTCGAGGTGCAACTAACCAAACAAGATTAAACTTTAAAATTATTGAACCCTATGGTTTTACATTTATAGAAAGATTAAAAGCGGCTGTTAAAGATTTCTTTGGCACTACGGATTTTATAAAACAACACTATCTAATGACTATTAAATTTAAGGGCTATGATGAAGAAGGTAACGAAGTAACTTCTAAATCAGCAACAGATTCTGTAACAATTGACAACAATAGGTCTGACGCATCTAGTATAAACGAAAAGTTTATACCTTTTAAGTTTGCTAACATTGTTACAAGAGCAGGTACAGGTGCTGTTGAATATGTGTGTGAAGCACTACCAGTTAACCACTTCGAAGCACTCAGTCAAAAACGTGCAACCATACCATTTCAACTTGAAATTAAAGGTCAAACACTAGATGATTTGTTTAACGGTAAAAGTGATCTTAGAGATACTCGAACAAGTAAACGAGTAATTAGCAGTGGGTTAGTTGAAGCACTAAACAAGCAACAGAAAGAGTACGTAGCAAAAGGGGCCATAGCAGTAGCAGACGAATATAAAATTACTTTTGCTGGTGGAAACATAGCACAACAAAAAGTAATGCCTCCTGGAGATGTTACAAAGTCGAGAACAGCCAGTGTAGATCCAAATTTACCATCCCATCTGCTTACCAATGTAGGACAAGTAGAAAAAGAAACATTTACAGTATCAGTAAGTGCAGGACAACAGCTACAACAGAGTGTAGATGGAATTCTGAAGACTAGTCAATATATTACTGGACAACAAAAAGTATTTTATGATTCAGTTAAGCGTGCTTGGCTTAAAAAAGACGGCGGCAAAGTTTTAGCTTGGTATAAGATTACTACAAAAGTTGAACCTATTGCTTATGATAAGATTAGAAAAGATTACGCTTATCTAATAGAACTTGTTATTACTCCTCAACAGGTTACTGACGTAAAAAGTACAGTGTTTCCAAAAGATAGATTTAGAGGTGTACATAAGAAATTTAATTACTGGTTTACTGGAGAAAATACAGAAGTAATAGACTATGAAGTTGAATTTAATGCTTTATTTTATACTTCATTGAGTGCTAAATTTGCCAACGAAGCAACTGAACAAGCCGAGCTTGAACAGTTAGAAAACTTAGCACCTGGCGCAGTTGGACCATCAGATCAAAGTGGGCAAAACGGAGCAGGACAATCAGCTGATGAAGCGGCCAGAGCGGCTAGTGTATTATATTCTCCTGTTGACTTTGCTAAAATGGAAATGGAAGTTTTAGGTGATCCAGATTTTATTCAGCAAGGAGATATATTTTATCGAGCAGGCAATAATTTTGATGCTTTCTTGCAGGATGGATCAATTAATTACGACAGTCAAGAAGTGTTTGTTGAAGTTAACTATAATACCATTGAAGATTATAATGAAGAAACTGGAGAAGCTACTCCTAAAGATATACAACTTAAAAGTGTTGATCAATATGTAAGAACAGGTACAAAAGGATTAATTTATCAAATTATTGCTGTTAAAAATAAATTTATTAAAGGACAATTTACTCAAACTCTAGAAGGGCTAATGGTAGAATTTCCAGACAATACAAATGTTGGAGTAGGAAACCCAACGTTATCACCACCAACTGTAACAACAGCATCAAACTCTGGACCAAAATTAGATTTACCTTTTCCTGATTTTAATAATAATCGGCCAGAGGAAAATAGTTTAGGTGGCGGTGCTACTTTATTATCAGGCAGAGATGACTAAGATTAAATAGACATATGGCAGAAAACATACAAAGAAATAGAGGTAGAGGCTCAGCATATAAATTTGACAAAGGTGGAGTTCCGTCAGAATTTGGTCCTTTCATTGGCATTATTAAATCTAGTGTTGATTCTACAAGAGCAGGCAGACTAAGAGTTTACATTGAAGCGTTTGGAGGTGAGAATCCAGATAATGAATCAAACTGGAGAACAGTTAATTATCTTCCACATTTTTACGGAGCAACTGAACATGCTGGCGGCAATGTCGGTACTGGAAACTTTGTAGGCAATCGTCACACATACGGTATGTGGTTTACTCCGCCCGACATAGGAACTAGAGTATTTTGTTTCTTTGCAGATGGCGACCCAAACAAAGGTTACTATACTGGTTGTGTACCTGATGACGGACTAGGACATATGATCCCTGCTATAGCAGGTTCTACAAAATACGACAAAACATCGCCTGCCGCAGATACATTTTATAATAATTCTAGTTCAATACCTGTAACAGAAATAAATGGAGAAAATCCAGAGATATTTGAAGACAGTAGATTTTGGGATAGAGCAAAACCTATACATGCCTTACAAGCGTATTCAATCTTTCAACAAGGTCTTATTAATGATTCTATTAGAGGCCCTATATCATCAAGTAGTCAACGTGAAAGCCCTAGTGCGGTGTTTGGTGTGTCGACTCCTGGTACAGCAATATATGAAGGAGGATACAGTAAAGAAACTCTCAAAACTGCCATTGAATCTGGCGAAGTAACTTCAGATAAAATCAAAGTAATTGGCCGCAATGGCGGACATACTCTCGTTATGGATGACGGAGATCTTGAAGGTAATGATCAACTAGTAAGAATTAGAACCAGCAAAGGACATCAAATCACTATGAGTGATGATGGTGACTGTTTTTACATAACACATGCCAATGGTCAATCATGGTTAGAGTTTGGAGCTCAAGGAACAGTAGATGTATTTTCTACAAACTCAGTTAACGTAAGAACACAAGGCACTATTAACTTACACGCTGATAAAGATATTAATATGTATGCTGGTAAAGATATTAATATGATGACTAAACAACAATTAAATTTAGAATCTCAACGTATTAATCTCAGAGCTGAAAGTGAATTAAAAGCATATAGTAAATTAAGAGTGAGTGTACGATCAGATCAGAGTCTTGCTTTAGACGCAGGAAAACTTGGAAGTTTTGATGGTGGAGATAATCTATCACTAACAGGCGGATGTCTTGCATTGAATTCAGGTGGTAGCATACCAGTAACACCTGTAACAGCAATTCCAAAAAATAAAGTAAATGACAGTACATTTGATAAAACTAAAGGATGGGAAAGCCAGGCTGGTGAGTTAGAAACCATTGCCACTAGAGTACCTACACATGAACCGTGGCCATTTCATAACCTTGGTGTTGCAAACTCTGTAACGTTTGGTGGACAACAAGAAACTTCACTACCAACAGCAACGCAAACAGCATTTAATCAAGTATCAGGGTTTGTACCTGATGGCATTGCTCTTGAAGATTATACAGCAATGGAAAAAGCAACAAAGAGTATTGAAACATTAAACAGTGATCAAGTTACAGGTATTATGGGACAACTTGGTAAAGACACAGCACAACGATACAATGAATTTAGTGTTGATAAAGGACTAGGACAGTTTGGACTAGATGCTGAACAGTTAGAATCTGCTGGATATTTAATGCCAGGCACAGTTGATAGATTTTTAAGTGATCCATCAAGTACTAGTACAGATAGTTTTGGAAATACCACAACACAACTTGAAAGAACTCTAGCAAGTTCAACAGTATGGACAAACAAAAATGGAGCCACAGACTTAAATTCTTTCCTTAAAGATCCAGTGTTACAACAAGATGCGGTCCAAGATGTATATACTACAAACATCAGTCAACTTAGAGCAAATGGAGTAGTTAAAGGAACAGAATCTGCAGACGATCTAGGTGGACTACTAAACGCATCAGTTTTATATGGTGTAGATAACACTGTCAAATGGGCTAAAAATGAAGATCTCTCAACAGAAAACGCAAACGGTATTAAACAGTCAGTGAGAAATGGACAGTATGCTGTAGATTTTGTAAATGAAAAGATCACATCTGATCTTAGTGGATTTGGTAGTCCAGGCGGATACGCAGGTACAACTGATAGAGCAGGAGTAGTAGAAGCAGGCAACGCACTGATTAGTAACAATAAGATACCAAAACCTAAATATTAAGTCGATAAATAATAACATGGCAACCTACTACGGATATTCTACAATTGACAATAGCAAAAAGTTTAGACTAGTTGACTACGAACTAGTTAAACGTGATGTGCTGAATAGCCTTATGATTAAACAAGGTGAAAAATTAGGTAATCCAAGTTATGGAACTAATGTATGGGGCTTAATATTTGAACCTCAAACTGATTCAACTATGAAAGATTTAGAATATGAAATGCGTAGAACAGTAGAGCAAGATCCTAGAGTTAAAGTAGATGACTTACAGGTGTATCCACAACAAAATGGTGTGTTAGTAGAACTTTTTGTCACAGTATTACCAACAACAGAACAGCAAAGATTAAGCTTGTTCTTCGATCAAGAAACACAAAACGCAAACTTAGTATAATAATATACGCAGTTATCTAAAGTGATAAATACTAGATAACAACGAGATTACTATGGCTAAGACTACAAGACAAACAGCAATATTTGGAGCAGAGGATTGGAAAAGACTGTATAAGACTTTCCGTGAAGCTGATTTTCAAAGTTACGACTTCGAAACGCTACGAAAAAGCTTCGTAGATTATCTAAGATTACATTATCCAGAAACATTTAATGACTATACTGAATCAAGTGAGTTTATAGCACTATTAGACCTGATGGCATTTATGGGCCAAGGGCTAGCATTTAGAAATGATCTAAATACCAGAGAAAACTTCATTGATACAGCAGAACGAAGAGATTCAGTTGTTAAATTAGGAAACTTGGTTGGATATAGTCCAAAGCGTAATGAATCAGCAACTGGATTCTTAAAAGTACTAGGAGTATCAACAACTGAGTCCGTAACAGATGTCAACGGATTTAATCTGTCTGGAATAAGAATCAACTGGAATGATTCAACAAACCAAGATTGGTATGAACAAATGACTGCTGTAATAAATGCAACATTAACTGACAGTCAACGTTTTGGTCGCCCTGCAAATAGCCAAGTTATATTAGGTACTACCACAGACGAATATCAACTAAATGTAGTTGAAGGCTTTTTACCAGTTGTTCCTTTTGACGGAACAGTAGATGGCGTAAATATGTCGTTTGAAGTTTGTTCAGCTACAAGTGCTGATAAAACATACGTCTATGAACCGTCTCCTCAGCCAAATAGCCCTATGAGTATGTTGTATAAAAATGATAAGTTAGGATTTGGATCAGCAAACACAGGATTTTTCTTTTACTTTAAACAAGGCGAATTAGTAAGTCAAGATTTTAATTTAACAGAGAGAATATCTAATAGAACAGTTAACATTAACCTTGAAGGAATTAACCAAAATGATGTGTGGGTGTATGAAGTTACTAATACCAACACACTAACAGAATGGGATAAAGTAGATAGTATCTACGGCGTAGGTGCAACTCCAATCACAGATGAGCAACAACGAACAGTATATTCAGTGACTGCAGGTACTAACGATCAGGTTGAACTTAGATTTGGAGACGGTGTCTTTGCTAAAGTACCAGTTGGAACATTTAGAACATATGTTCGACAATCAAACGGGTTTGATTATATAATTAATCCTAATGAATTACAAAATATTACAATATCAATACCTTACATTAGCCGTAACGGTCGTAATGAAACAGCAAGTTTTGTATTAGGATTACAACAACCAGTAACAAACGCTAAACAAAGAGACACAATTGATGATATTAAAACTCGTGCTCCTGCAAGATTCTACACACAGAATAGAATGGTCAATGGTGAAGACTATAACAATTTTCCATATACACAGTTTACAAGCATATTAAAGTCTAAGGCACTTGGACGTTCCAGTATTGGCATCAATAGACAAATTGATTTATTAGACCCAACTGGAAAATATTCTTCAACTAATGCTTTTGCTAGTGATGGTATGTTCTATAGAGATTATACTTCTCCTAACTTCACATTTACTTTTGTTGATACCAACGACATTGCGTCAGTAATTAATAATCAACTTGAATCAACACTTGCTTCTAGACCAATGGTGCATTTTTATAACGATAAATTTAATAGACCAAGTTATGCAGATACAGATATCGTTTGGCAACAAAGTACAACATCAACTAATTCAAGCTCAGGATACTTTAAAAATAGTTTAGGTAATCCAGTAGCAGTTGGGCCAATCAGTACTAGTAATACTGAATATATTGACCAAGGCGGACTAGTTAAACTAGTACCACCAAGCGGATATTTCTTTGATGCTAACAATAGATTAAAAGTAGGTACACCAACAGGAGCAGATGAAAAATTAGTAATCTGGGCAACTGTTTCTAGTTTAACACTTGACGGCACAAACTTTGGTGAAGGAAATCTTGCTGATGGTAGCGGACCAGTTGTAATGAACGACTTTATTCCAACAGGCGCTATTCCAACAGAGGTAATTCCAAAATTTGTAACAGACATACCATCAGCTA